CCTGGAGATCCGAAGATACCTCTAAAGTCAGAAAAGCCGAAGCTGTATCTTTCTCTAGCTTTATACCTCATGTTACCAGTGTCGAAGTCACCTTCCATAGCAGTTTTTAAAGCTGCTCTTTCAAAGTACTTCATTCCATTAGGAACATCAGTTTTGATAAAGAACGCGTCAGTATCAGTCAAGTAGTTGTTCACTACATAACCTTGAGGGATCATTCCCATAGATTTAACAGCGTTAGTATCGTTATCTGCAGTACCAACTCTTTGAGAAGACTTCATCAGTCTTTCAGCTGTAAATTGTAGAGCAGAAGGAATAATCATTTTTACTCCTTTTGCAGCAATTTTTAAGCCTCTTTCATCAGTTAGAGCAGCAATATCAATTAATGATTGCTCTAAAGATGTCTCGTTAAGGTCAGCAGCCGTAGCTAGTTCGTTTCTAACTGTACCGTTTAAAGTTGGGTGGTCAGTAGCAAAAAGCTCTTTACCATCACCGCCTTTAAAGGCAGAGTTAAAACCATTGTTTAGTACGTTTGCAGCTTTAACTTGCTTAGTTGTCGCCATAGATCTTGCTAGTGCTTTGGTATAACGTGAACCAAGACTATCATACAAGTTATCCTCAATTGCTTCTTCAGTAATAGAAAAAGCGAGAGCAATTGTCTCATGAGTGTATCTTGAAGTGAAAGTCTCTTGTGCATCGTCATAACCCACAGCAGATCCTTCTTGCTTAACTCCAGCAGTTCCGAAACCAGATAACATTACTTCTTCTTCAAAAGCTCTGTCAGATGATTCCTTGTCGAAAATCTCCGTATGTTGATTTTCGTAGTTCTTGTATTCCAGTCCGAATAAAGCATTCAAACCAGGCTCAAGTTCTTTCGCTAATTGTGCGCGTGATATAGCCATAATTTATCCTCCTTATACGCCTGTTGTAGCAGGTGTTCCCACCGCTATTCCAAGACTATCTGCATTAAAGTGTGTAGTAAATCTAACTAACAACGGAACACCGGCTGCTGAAAAGTCATTATTGTCTGGATCTTCGACCCAGCCCATAAGTCTTAACATAAGCCCTGCTGTTGTAGCTAGCGTACTGACTCTTAGAGTAGCTGTAGATTGTCCATTTGCGGACGATCCACTTGTACCTAAAATCATGTCAGCATTTAAGAACACACTTGCTCTTGCTGTAGCTTGATTGGTTAATGATGCATCTGCTTGTATAACGAATACCTGATTAGGATCGTCAGCAACATATGCTTTAATTGGGTGATCTGAATTAGCACCCGAACCCGGCCATGAATTAGAAAAGGTCGGTTTACCAGTAGTAGAACTTACGAATTCGCAGCCCATGAATACACCGAGAGGCGCAACAGTTCCACCGTCAGCAGCGCCGACGATATCGATAAAACCAGTAGATAGTGGTATAACGACTGAACCTTTGAAAATCTCATTAGTGTTTCCATTAGCAATTTCGTACATCGTAAAGTTTCCTGTACCAGTTGAATTTGAATTTGAACCAGTTTTATTATAAGGTTTCAAACCAAATCCTACAGTGTTTCTATTTGCCATAGAATGTCTCCTTGTTTAAGTTTATAAAAAAATGATGGGTAGAAATATCTAAAAGATTTTAGTTTTTCGAACCACCAAAAGTTACACGAGTTTGTCGATCATTATTGATCGGCATACTTGGATGCTGTTCCTTCATGAGATCGTTGTCAACTGCATCAGATCGATCTTTCGTCTGTTGCTTAAAGTACTCTTCACGAGACTTTGCGAGCTCTTCTGGTATCCTAGCCAGCAATAGGCCGCCAACTCCGATTATTCCTGCGTATTTTCCGTCATTAACACTTGGATAATTGTCATTCGGATATTCATCTGCTCTTACAAATTCCCATCCGGAACGCATTTTACCTGAAACGTTTTGAGTATCATCGAAACCCATACTTTCAGCTCTTATCCATCTATGTCGATATCCGTCTGGCGCAGGCGGTGAATCTAGAGATGATGGTGGAGTCCAAACTTTAGGCTTTTCTTGTTTTGCCCTTGTTTCGCTCACGCGAGAAGTTTTATTTGTTTTTTTACTCATATGCTTATACCTCCTTCGCGGCTAATTGTTTCGCATATTCTTCTAGTGGCACACCTAATCTTTTAGAAATTGCTACCTGTGACGGTGTGAGCCTCACAGTTT